AAGGGGGTAGTCGGTTAGTGCCCCATGGTGCGTTTGTCCCACAGTAACGGACATTTTTCCGATGAATAGCTAGCAATTTCAATGTGTAGTGTAACATCATTGCTGGCATCTCATCGTGTTTGGAAACGAAACAGGGTGTTGGGGCACTAACCGCCCACCCCCCTATTTTTAAATTGTGTCTTTGTTAGTAAAACTGCAATAACCCTTCTGCATCTCAAATGGCGGCAGCGCACTTTTATGTCGCAGTCTATAAGAGGATGCTGTGCAATGCTTCCCCTGCAAGATGGGCAAATGTGCTTTTCCAATAATGCTTTTCTGTGTCTTTTTCGCATCAAATCTCCTCAGATAACAAGACATCGGAACACGTCTAGTTTCACTCGCGGTTCAATTTAGTCGGTTATTTTACTGCCTCTCTAAATCTGCCGCTGATTTAACAATAGCTTCTGCCTTAAATACATTGTGTGGAGATTTTATCTGTTCCACACAAAACTTGATAATTGCAATATAGTCGGAATCAATCATGTTTTTATTGATACTCATCACTATGTCGAGTGCTGACCACTTTGCCATTTGATACCTCCATAAAATAACCAAACGTTCGAGCCGTTGTACGGCTCAACTCAAGCCGTTACTCTGAAACGTGCGTAAGTACTGCACGCGCCAGAACACAAGCAGAACAGCGGCAACAGTCGTACTCACCGCCCGTGCAACGCTGGTAATCCTCACCATATTCAACGTGGGGGCAGTCAGCACATTGGCCCTTGCCTTTGTGTGCTACCAAAACGGCTTCTGCCAGTGTCCTGGTTACATCGGCTCTGCTTATCGTAGCCGCAACTGCCTCTATAATACAGTCCATGTGCCTTATTCCTTTGTTTTAAGCTAAGTATACTTTACTTATTTTGCTTATTTGGGGATCAGCCGACAGCGCACCCTTGTTCTTTTTGCGGTCACGGACATCCCTCCATCGGCCAGAAACTGCTGCACTTGTCGCCGTCAGGTTTAAATACTCCATAACTCTGGAACGTGCTAGGCGGCTGTGCTAGGAACCGCCAGCAGATAGTACAGCTTGGGCATTCTGAGTTGTTGCACATTGATATATCTGGCATTTATAACCCCCGATATGTTTAATCAGCTTGGACTGGTTGAACCGGGTGCCGGGCTTGATACCGGCTTATGAGGCTTTCCCTTTCTCCCGCAGGACTGACTTTCCTTGCGCTTTTCCTTCAACGCCGCCCCGGTAATTATTGACCTTTTTAGCGCAAAATCAAAACAGGTCCTTACGCTAACTGTTTAACTGCATCAATGAACGTCATGCCGTCGCGTCTTAATTTTGTAAGTCTTTGATAGTGTTTGGAACATAAGTTGTAACCCTTAACCTTCCCACTACATCCGTTTACTTTGCAAATATTTATAGGCCTGCTTCTGTTATGGGCTAAAAGACCGCTCTTATAATGCAACCTACTGTGTTCTGTGATGGTGATAAGTGATAAATTATCAACTTTATTATTATCCTTATCCCCATCAATATGATGAATTAAACACCCTTTTGGTATTTTGCCGAACTTTGATTCCCATACATAACGATGTAAAAGCAATCCTGTTTTTTCTGATCTATAGTAACCATGAACATTCAAATAAAATATGTCACCATCTAGTTCTATAACCTTATTTTTTCTCTGGCTGCTATGATAGCAATCTCTTGAACAAAACTTATTACCACCTCTTTTTGTGTAACAAAACTCAGACACAAATTCAGTTTTACAATTCTGGCAAATCACATGCACTTTCAATGGGCACCTCCACATAATTCTTTTACGGCATTTATGAAGCTGTAGTTATCTCTCACCATCAGAATATCAATCGCGTTAAAGCTCTTACCGCACGGGAAGCAATGCGCTCGGTTTGCTTTTTTGTTGTAGCTCAGGCTCGGGGTCTTGTCGTCGTGACAGAAGGCCAGGGCTTTACCGTTCCGGTCGAACTCAATCAGGTTAGTGACTGGTGTCTCCTTTGCCGCTGCAATCATTTCATCCGTGATCTGCCCTTTAGGTTGTGGCTTATCGTAGTTGCTCAAGTTCTTTTCCTCCTTGGTGATCCGGTCCCTGAGTTGCAGCAACCTGATCAATGTTTCTGTCAGTAGGTAATCGGTTTTGGGATCGTCGCTCTCATGTTCTGCACACCAATCAATCAAAATCTGAAGCTCTGCTTTACGTTGACTCAGATACCTGAGTCTGATCATCATGGCGGAAGCCGGGGATATCCCAAACTCAGCGGCCTTGTCTGTTACCTGCTTCACCCTCATAGCCGGGGCAGGGGGGCTGAAGGCCAGCTTGATCGCCTCCCATGATGGATTCATAGCGGCAAGTCAATCTTTTCGGGCAGGTTAAATTCGGGATTAAACTGGTCCTTGAATCTCCCGCTCTTGACATCATAATCAAGCGTGACCTTGCCTTGTCTCCCCATGCTCTTGAATTTTATTTTCTGCATGATTACATCGGCCTGGTGCTTTGTATAGTCGGGCCTGTTTACGCATATTCCAAAGTCTGCTTTAGCCCTCCACACAGCCCCGCCGTTGCAATCGTTTAGGGTAGGCACGGGGTAGTTTCCGTTTTTGTCCTTGGGGATAGAATGAGGGTGAATAACTATTGCCGTCAGCAAGTCATATTTACGGTGAAACTTCCTGATCGTAGTTAAGCACTGGCCGATATACAAATCATCACGACTACCTTGCCCGGAATGGTTTAATTCATTCCACGGGTCAATTACGATTGCGTCTACCGTGTATCCTATTTCGATCCGTTGCTGCACTTCAGCAAGTATGTCATGCAGCGCATATTTTGTTTCATCCGGGTGGACCCATGAAAAATGATCATTTACCCAGCTAACCGCCTCTATGATTTCATGATCAGTGGCGGAAGTTAGATGTTTACCGATTTTCTTCTCAACGAACTTCTGTAAATGCGCCTCTAGGGGAAAATTCTCTGGGGAAAAATATAGCCATTTCCATCCATGAAGCACTGCCGTATTCACTGCTATTGCATCCAGTACTTCACTTTTACCGCTAGAAGGAACTCCGGTAACAATCATAAGATATTGCTTCGATAGCAGCATGTACTCGTCAATCGAAACAAACCCTGTCGATACCCCTTTTCTTATGTTCCCGCTGCGCTTAATATCCATGAGCTTGCTGAGAAGGTTTTGAGGTTCAATAATAGGCATACGTCACATCCAGTCCGGCGTTATGCACTTGCTTGTTATGAGTTTTTGGTTGAGGTATTCTTGAAAATGAGTCGGCCGGTAAAGGGTACTTGGCCGGAGATATTGACTCATTTTTTCATCATCCTTCCATTTGGCAACCATTACCGTATGAACGTGAAAAAAATCTTCTTTGGTGAAACCTTCTGCAAGCCTGCCGTTTATAAACTCATTAACCGCCTTACCGGGTCTATAACTAAAACCGCCCTTGCTGTTTAGATCATCAAGAATTTCTTTATATGGTTTTTGTATTGTTTCTGTTTCTGTTACTGCTACTGCTTCTGGTTGAACATCTTTCAACATATGTTGAACATATGTTCCTTTCTGTTTAACACTTGCTTTACCTGCTTTTGATCGCAACTCTCTAAAATTATGAGCTTCTTTTATTATTTCTGCGGCAAGTGGTATTTTTGCAGTACCAGGATCATCATTTATTAAATCACTGAAAAATTGTATGAACCACTGCTCCCGGTTTGTTTCAAAACCTACCTGTGCCATCACAGCAAGCGGGTTGATTCGGTAAAAGAAATTTTTGCCTTTACTCACTTGTTCGCCTCCCGGTCAACCGCCGTCCCGGTTGGAAATATAAAACCCCCAGGGATCAGGGCAAGTGATCCGAGGGGGTTCTTGGTTGTGACGGTTTCCCGTCAGCATCCATCCATGATACACACGTTCTTGCCCAACGTGGTTTGATTCTATTCAGTTTTGCTGTAATTTACTTCAGAGCCTCTGAAACGTCAAGCAAAACTATTCCTTGTACTCGTCAATTACGATCCAGACTCCGGCACCATTAACCGAATACTGCTTACTGGCTATGATTCGTATTACCTGACAATCATCTCCCCAAACATGCTTGAGCGCGTCCATGACCGCCTTTGTGTAGTTGTCCAGGTCTGGTTTAACGGTAGGATACAACCGCTTAACCGACTTGGGCTTTGACAGGTAGAACTTGACCGTCAAAGTCAACGGTATTCCGCCGGGGAAGGGCGGTTGTTCCTTCACCTCTTTTGCAATGTCGGCTTTCCACGCCTTTGATTCCTTGGGGTCATAGAATCCGATCGTGTTTCCGCGCCGGAACGCTCTTGGCCGTCCCTGTGCCACTGGATCGCCATGAACAAAAATTTCAATCATGGCCGCAACTTAATGCTTCGTTCTTCAAGCATTGCACGAAGTAAGAAAAGGTAGTTCAGGGCATCCCCGATTTTCTCCTCCCAAACAGCCATATGGTGATGCTGGCTACGGTCCAGATCGCCCAACATATCCCGTATACTCTGCCAGTGTTTGACCAACATTCCTTGTGCGGCGGCCTCCATGGTGCAGTTTTCGGTTTCGGCAATCTGCCGGAAGTTGTGCAGCCGATCATCACCCCGGCCATAGTCCTGATTCTTGGCAAGCATCACGCGACGGCACAGATCAACCCGCGCTTCAAAGACCTTTTCAAATTGTTGGCTGGTCATTGTACTCCTCCTTGGTTTGGTATTAACGATATAATGATCCCCATATTTCTACTATCTTACATATTAGTTTTTGAAGTCCTGCTTCAGCTTTTAAGTTGTCAATTGCGGACCTCACTTCAATAACTTGAGCAACATCATCGGGCAGTTCGATAGTATAGGTCTTCATGCTTTATCCTCCGATGCTACCGCCTTCATGGTGCGGTCCCATGTGGTAGTTATCAGCTCCGCTATGTCGTCGTGGATCGCTTCACCAGTCCCCTTGTAAAGTTCCAGTACCGCCGTTTCGACTGCTTTGATCTTCCGGGCTACCCGCTTGTGCTGTGGAATATACCGTTCAAACAGCATCAGCAATATCACCCCAAGCGTGCCAGCCGCCGTTAGGCATTGACCTTCGGTAAAAGTGACTATCGTTAGTGGCTCGTCATCAATAACCGGCTCGTACCGGAAGGATTTACCTTTCACCACCCTCTTAAAAAGTTGTTCTGACATTACCGCATCACCTCCATGACCCTAAGTAAATCATGGTAGTGTTCCATTTGCTCAGGCGTAGGGCTGGACATCCTGAACGCCTTTGGGCGTACCGTGTCAGCACGGTAAATACGTTGCTCTTCCTCTGTTTCCACGGTGCGTACAATTGCGTCTACAAACATCCAACATATCAGCCAAACCAGAAGGACAAGTATTATTACCGAAATAATATTTGTTGTTCTATCGCTGACAGGTTCAACATTATGATGGTGAGGCAGATATTTTCCCATAACCATGCTCCTTTTGGTAAAAATTCAGCATCTCTGAATCTCAGCGCACAACTATAGTGCGGTCTTCCTTGTACTCAACTCCAGGAAGGAAGATACCCATCAAGGCCAGCTTCTTGATCATGGTTTCATCCCATGCCTTGACTAGCCCCGCGCTGCCCTTGCCCTCTGCAATGGCCTTGATCAGAACCATTGGCTCAGTAACCGCCACGATATAGACTTTCTTCCCTGATACCCCGGATGTCTTCTCAACCACTGCCGCCGGTGAAATGTGAGCCGGTGCTTCTGCCGCCTCTTCAGCCATGCGCTGTGCCTCTGCCGCCTTATCCTCAAGCCCTTGAAGCTGGAGCCGTAAAACTTCAATCTGACGCTCAATAAGTCCTCGCTCAGTTTCGTTCAGGCAGTCATGCTCAAGAGCGTGTTCAAGAGTCTCAACCTTTTCCGCAACGGTCCCGGCCTTTGAAAGAGTTGCAGCAATTTTCTTCTGCGCTGCTTCAACAATCTTGCGCTGTTCTTCTTCGGCCTTGATACGGGCCTTTTCCTGCTCGATACGGGCAAGGCGTTCCTGCTCCAGCTGGTAGAAACCCATCTTGCTCTTAATGATCTTCTCGGCCTCGTCAAGGTCGTCTGTGAAACTTTTTTTTGTTGCAACAAGGGCTTTATGTGCTTGGTGAGCCGCCTTGATATGCACATCAAAGGTTGCATCCACCTTGCACCTGCGCTCCTTAATTATCCGCACGAAGTCCCGCGCCGCCTCTACGTGCTGCTGAGTAGTAATCACCATTGCTTGAGCATTCGCCTTGATCGGCGACACTTCCGCCTTCAGGGAATCGGTTACAGTTGTTGAAAGTGCTGTTGTCATGCCTTTGTATCCTCCTTGGTATCAATGCGCTTACCCTTGATCCCCATGCTGTTCAGATGCTTGCCTACGCTCTCAGCCGACTTCATAGCGACAAACTGTTCTGGAGTGACACCCTGGTACTCATAAGTTCCGCCATTCTTGAACTTGACCCGCATCACGCCGTTTTCATGGCCGATGCTGTCAATGTTGCTGCTCACGACGTTACAAAGTTTCATACGTCCTCCCCCCCTTCAGATAGTTGTATTGATAAAGACAAGAACGGAAGTAATCAAAATCATGCTTGCCGGTCAGCCGCTCGAACTTGAACGGGTCCCCGTTCTTCGGTAGCCATAACGCCCACCGCTGAGTTGCTGCCGTGTATTTTTCCTGCTCACACCATCCCCGTTCATAAGCTGCCAGCTGTGGCCCGACGCTGGAACTCGCCCCGGTCTTGATGTCGATAAAACTGAGCTTCCCGTTGATCATGGCTATAATATCAATCGTGCCGGCATAGCCATAACGCAGTGAATAAAATGGGGTTTCAGTAAACATGATATGTGGCCTGTACTGCTCCCGCCACAATTCAAACTGCTTCAGTGGCCCTACATACGCGCCATCAATTGCGCTCCAATCAAGCCAGCCGTTTGCCAGTATCCGGCACCCTTCGTGAATATCCGTACCGATTGCCGCCGCTTTCTCCATTACGTCAGAAGGAATCACGGCACCGCTGTTCCGGCCTATGTGGTATGAAGTGCCGCCGATCTCCACGCGCATGAAGTCGTTGAGTACTGCGGTAACGCCTGGCACCCTGATACCGTTCCAGAAATAAGCGTGAGTGGACTCGTCAAAGGTCAGCATTAAGCACCCTCCTCAAAAGCTGGCACGTCTGCCTGTGCTTCCTGAATCTTGGCTTGCAGGTACTCGTAAATCCTCTCAAGCCATGTCTGGGATGTAGAAGGTTCGTGCAACTTAGCGTAGACCAAGAACGCCCCGGATGTCTTGCCGCCCCGTGAAGCCTCCATAAGCAGGTTTTTCTTTGCCCCTTCCTCGCCTCCGGTTAGATGGTCCAGTGCCAGATCAATCTTTTCGGCAACGCTCATTTCCTCGCTGTCATCCATTTGTGCATCTACAACCTTTTCACGGGCAGGTGTAGCAGCCTTGGGCGGGGCAGGGCGTGAGGACGAAGCAGCGGGGGTTTTCTTCTGGTCCAGATATTCGGGTGGCAAATCTTCAACATCCTGTGTGAACACGTCCGATGCGCCGGTACAGGTCAGCGTCAAATCCATCTGAGCGCGTTTCTTCGCCATCTTCAGAATAGTATTAGCAACGTCAGCACTGTTCATGCGTACCTGCTGGAACTTCTTCCCATCGCGGGTATACTTCAGGCGCCGCCGATCTTCCGGGGTATCCTCAAACTCTGCTGTGCATACTGCCGAACGCCACTTGTACTTTTCTTCCTCGCTGGAACACTCGCCTACGCCCTCACCGACTATCTCGCCATTTGGCAAAACGCCCTGACAGATAACACGGTAATGAACCTCACCGCCTATTCCCAAATCTTCTACCCTGGGGATTACTGCAATGCGGAACATGCTCAACAGTAATTCGCTGCCCGGTTTCCAGAGTGACGGCTTAGACACTCCTGGAATCGTGCCGTAATGCACCTTGTCGCGCATCACAGAACCCATTGCCTGCTGGACCATGTCAACTCGCTGCTTCAGTTCGTGAACGGTTAACGCCCCGACGTTTGTTGTTGTGGTTAATGCCTGTGTCATTTTCTTCCTCCTTTTATGCTGCCTCCACGAACTTGCCACTGTCATTCAGCTGATACCAAACCTCGGCTTTTAGCTTGCCGTCTGAGCCGTCTCCACAGCCTATTTCAGCACAGCGCATTTCATACCGTCTTTCCTCGTGGTTCCGCCAAACCAGAGCGATACATCCAAATTTGCCAGCCATAGCCTTTGAACTGACTCCGGTTGATACGGCGGCACTTGCGTTGCCTGTAGCCGATGATTCTGAACTATAACCTGTAGTCGATGATACTGAATTGTCCCCTGTAGCCGATGATTCTGAACTATCCCCTGTAGCTGAGGATGCTGAACTATAACCTGTAGCTGAGGATGCAGACCTATAACCTGTAGTCGATGATACTGAATTGTCCCCTGTAGCTGAGGATGCTGAACTATAACCTGTAGCTAATGCTACGGACCTATCCCCTGTAGCTGAGGATGCTGAACTATAACCTGTAGCTGATGATGCTGAACTATAACCTGTAGTCGATGATACTGAATTGTCCCCTGTAGCCGATGATGCTGAACTATAACCTGTAGCTAATGCTACGGACCTATCCCCTGTGGCCGATGATGCTGAACTAGAACCTGTAGCTGAGGATGCAGACCCGGCCTCGGTAGCGTGGTTGGTTTCTTTGTATTTGTGGCTAAACATAAATTTTACGGCGGCCCCAATGAATTCGCGCAATGTCAAGGAAGGTCCGATCTTGATCTCAGTACACGCAACTTTGCTATCGTCATCGTGTTTGTCAATTTGTCCGGTACACTCAACAGCATGGAACAGGCTGGTCACAGGACCGTAGTAACTGAATACATCAAGCGGATTTTCGCAGAAGTGAAATCCGCTGTTGCACGCCTGGGCCTCGCCTTCGTGCTTGTAGGTTTTGCCCTCTTCGAATTGGAATCCACGGCACTGCATGTTTTTGTCAAACCCCTTGAATCCGTGGATAACGGGAATATTCTCCTTTTTGGTCTTCGTTTTTGGCGGTTTGTAGGTTGTCATTTTCTTCCTCCTTGTTGGTCTGTGCAAAAATTGAGTATCGCTGATTGTCAGGGTAAAAAAACACGGTTCAGTTCCGACAATGGAACATACCAATACTTTCCTACCCGTTTACCGAACAGTGCCGTTGCCATCTGTTCAGGTGGTATCTTGTCACCATGTATCCGTTTCAGCCGCTGCCCCCTCAGGCACATTCGGGCAATGTACCGCGCCTCAGTGCCGGGGAATAGTCTTGCCGCTTCAACTGATGTCAAGCCCTGCACTGGCTGTGCTTGCTTCTCCTCGCTCATTTTTATCACCTCCCTTCTGGTTAAGTTAAAACGTTGTGGCGACCGGAATTGTTCAGCAAAACGATATGGTGGTCAGTCTTGCCTATGTCACCGGTCAGGGGGCTATCATCCGATTTCTATCCCCCGGCTTCGTCGTGCCGACTCTCGGAATGCCGCACGATCTACTCTGATTCACCGCCTGCGTGTCACTACCCACGCCGCGCCACAATCTTAATTACCATTCGCCAAGATGCAGGTATCGCTTTCCGTACAACTGCGCCTCGACAACGTTATCTGTTGCCTGCGCCTCGACCACATCAAAATGCCCTTGGTTAATAGGCTGCATATCCCCCGAAAACACTTTAATGTTGCCCTCTTTCGCCATGATGCTTACCAGTTCAGCAATAACCTGTGAAATGTGCATGTTCAGCCTCTGTAGTTGTAGTGTGTAATTATTAACAGGGTTTAATCATTCCGCAACTCAGGTCAGCAGTATTAGTCCTTATTATGCAGTATTAGGCCTTATTATGCAGTATTGCTGAATCATGTCAAGTGAAATAATTGCGGGTGGATTAGTATCATCCATGAGAAAGCCCCAAACCTCTAATAAGGAATGGGGCTGTTGTGCTTTGAGGTATGTGCGGGGGATTACTTCTTAACTTGGCAGGCTTCCGCTTTTTCCAGTATCCGGGCCAGGGCTTCGTCTTGGATCAGCCACCCCGAGAACGGCGCTAATTCGTTCTGCTGTAACTTCACTACATGGTTGCCCTGTAATATTACCATGTTGTGTGAGCAGGCTGTCAATACGATCAGAAACAGCAGCAGCGTCACCGTTTGCAATGTCAGTACGGCCCTGTTGTATTTCATCCTGTCTGTCCTCCTGGTCGCGTTTCGGCTGGTTGGACTGCCATTGTTTCAGCCCCCATAATACTATGCCCAGAATTGAAACAATGGCAGCACCCCATTCCATTACTGAGTGACCGTACCGCCGGTGACATTGGCATCTTTTGCAAATATGCCCATCAGCACGGGACCAAGTACAGCCAGAATCTGACCGATAGTTTTCAGGATAGCGTCGTCAGTTGTTGCCAAACCCATACCTGCCGCAGTGATTCCACCGAATAGCGTAGTTTTCCAGTTCTTCATTTTTGTCTCTCCTTTTCTTGGTTGTGTTACTTTTCGTGACGGACTTTGTGCTCTGCCTTCAGTGCTTCATGATCCGACCTCAGACTCCCTAAAGACTTTTCCAAATCGCCGGTGTAGCCGAAAAGCGTATCAATCGCTTTTTTGATGTCGTTCACCCACAATTTCGCCATGAAGCCAACCACGGCTAGTATGATTGAGATTACCCCGCCACCGACGGCAACAATAACCGCAGCCAGGGGAATGGTGATATTGCCGTTTTCCATTTCATACCTCGTCCCTCGGTTTAGTGTGGTTCGCAACGAGTTTTTCCAGCATCATGCGACATGTTTTCTGTGCCGATTTAAAGGCCCATATTCCGTAAGCGGTAAGCGCCAGGTCAATAATCAGCAGTCCTGCCAGGATGATCTCAATTGGACATCCGTTCATTATGCCGCCCTCCGGTAGCCCAGAACATCATCCCGTTTGTAGGCACTAATTTTCACCTGATCAGATTGATTCCCGCCCAACACATAGACCAGACCATCTGCTGACTTAACAAAGAACCCAACATGGCCGGATGGTGGATTGCCACGCTTCAAGATAATCACATCACCCTCTTGAGGCAGATCGACTTTGACACCCCATTGCAACCAGCTACGTGCAGCGGCTGACTTGGTACGCACTACCCCGGCCTGCATGTGGCACCAATTGACAAACGAACTGCACCATGGGGTTTCGTCGTCTGTTGCATGAAGATCAACGGCTTGTTGGTATTCAACAATACGGGGATTGTTCTCTGCCCCTGCAATTTCCTTCTGCCCGACTTCGCCTTGTGCTATCTCGTATGGGGTCATGCGTACACCTCCTTTTTTGTTTGCTGAATAATCAGACAGCTTTGCTGTATCATTTGACACCAGCTTTTTCAAGTGCCATTTCCTTGAACACGCCCCGCTTGATATATCCCTCTACCGTTAATTGCTCTACTATCTTCTGGTATTCTGCTGCTGGCATGGTCTTTTCATAGCTCTGAAGCAGGGCGGACTTTTCTTTGACTCCGGCTGCGTCAATAATAGCGTCGATCTTTGCATTGTTCTGTACCTTGCCTGCATAACGGTCATACCGTGGCCTGAACTCGCTAAACTTTGTGTCATTATCAAGCTTCTTTTCGTCAATCAATTGGCGGTATAGCTTCACCTTGTCGCTTACTGTAGGCTGTCCATTCTGCTTGTCTATGTCCTCGATAATTGCCTCTCTTACGTCAAGGGACCGCCGCGCTTCCTTCTCTGCTACCTGCTGAGTCACGTCACGTAATTGCTCCCGTTCACCCTGGTCAGATACCTTCAGGAAGCGTCCAAGCACGTTGGCACCCGGATACTTCAGCACCTTTTCAAACTCACTCTGCACCTTTTCGGGGCCGTCACCAGAAAACTGGTAAATGGAGCTACCACCCAGGCTATTTGACATATGCTTGCCAAACTCAAGCCATTTCCGGTGGTCGTTTGCCTTGAAGATCTGATCAGGTATGACAAGCTTTCCCCTGTAGTCGTCATAAGGGTTGAGACCCCGCATTATCTGCACAATGTCGGTTGCAGCGGATAGATACGGATTCAGGCTGTATGGTGATTGCTCGGACGCATACGACAATACGCTCTTGCTTCCGGTAATATTGCCCTGCATAGCGTTCCATAGCACGCCCCCTACCATGGTTCCGGTGTAGTCCTGCGGCACCCTGAAATAAACACCCTTGCCCTTACTGTCAAAGCCAAGCGGTATTACGTTGTAGTTGGTTTTGTCATAGTTACTGGCACTGTCCATAATCTTCTTGATTCCAGATCCAAACGCCCCGGCTGCTGCCGCCGCCATCATCAACTTGGGGATGATATTGTAAGCTGCTGTCTTCCAGGCATATTCAGCCTTGCTTTCTTTGGCAGATTCCCACGATGAACGCCAGCCCTCTTTTGCCACGTTAGAAAATAGGAATATGTTGTTTGTGATTGCGTGCAGTCTGCCTGTCCGGTGAACGTCAGGAGTACCCACGCGAGAACGGACCATATGCCCGGTCTTCTCCGGGGTCATATCGGTATTCTCTGTAATGTACTTGTGGCCGGCCAGCTTGCCGATCCGTTCCGTGAACTTACCCATGTTACCAAGTGCGTCCCACAACATCATAAACGGCTTGATAACCTTGTTGCGGTACTGAACTTGTGACTTGCCAAACTGTTGCAGCATCCTGTCAAGCTCATTATCCGGTGATTCATCAATGTTGGTAAACTGGCGATCCGTAACAAGCATCTTGTTCTTAAACATGCCCTGAATTTCGGGACTCATTTTCCCGTTGAATACGTCCGCCCATGCTTCCGGTGCTGCTTTGCCGTAATACTTCAGCAGTGTGAAAATTGAAAGCCCTGGTGTATTCTTCCACGTTTCTATGAAGTCGCGGGGTACGTTAGCAACCATCCACAAGGGATTGTGATTGACCAGCACGGCACGTAACGGAATGTTCATTATCTGCCACGCCTTAAGTATCGCGCTGGCTTCGTAAGGACTATGTGCAAAGGTTTCAGCTATTCCTTTTGGGACATACAGTGCCTGCACCTCTCCCTTGTGCGGAAACATGATCATACCCTGATCAGGATCAGAAGGCTCAACCGGTTCATGCGTCTTGCCGTTCCAGCGGGTATCCGCTGAACGTATCTCGTCCGGGAAGTGCTCTTTCAAAAAGTCCGTAACTTTCTGCTTCACAATCTTGACATTCGCTGCCCTGATCAAAGCAGCATCCTTCATCACGGTTGCAATGAAAGGGTTGCGTATTTCCTGAAGAGTACCAACCTGCTTGAAAATCTGAGCCGACACGCTCCGGCCGTACTTGGCTTCAATGAACTTCTGAACCTCCCATGTTGCATAATCGGTGTTATCCCGGACATGTTGCATTAAGTCGTCCGGCCACATTTCGGCCTGATCAACAACGTCAATCACGTTACGCTCACGAATGCCCTTGTACTTCTCCACGTAATCAGCAAGGGCTTGCCACTTCTCCGGGCCAAGTTGTTGCTCAAGATGCTTCAAACCTGCTGCTGCTGTCTCTGCGGTATGTCCAAGAGGGTTGGCCAATTCTGCGCGGTCACTGGTGATGCGCTTCAATAGCATGTACTCGCCCAGGTCATCAATTGTCAGGCCATCCAGCTTCATAGGCTCAAGCATCAGGCTGTCAATTTCGTGCAAGTGACTGTAGACCTCGCCCGAAATATAGGGCAGGGTTTCCACCCAGTAGGCCGGATTGTCTGCATCCTCAACAATCTTGCCGGACTTCTTGACAGCCTTAACCTTCAGGTTAATATCCGCATTCTTATCAATCAGGTCTTTGTAGAGTGAGTGCATGATATCTGCCAGGGGCTTGCGCTCGGATTCCTTCTTGATCGCTTCCCCACGGTCAAACATGCTGCGGATATTCTCTTGACGATGCTGCATGATCTCGTCTGAGTTGTTCAGCCTCTGTTGAATGTCGTAGTAGACTTTAGACACTTCCGGCTTGCGGTTCAGGTATGACATGAACGCCTTTTCAAAGGTGGGGGCAATCTTCCGGACCATGGCAGGGTCGTTCAGCAGTGCGCTGAAAGCATCAGCATAAAGCTCTGCTGACGAAAAACGATAGGCAGTGTATCCAGGATCATTCCCCGGCTGGAACGGTTTCCAGTGTAGGGTTAAGTCTTTCAGCTCTTGGCTGATCGTTTCCAGCTTGTAAAGGTTGCGCTTGCTGATCTCCTCTTGCACCAGTTCTGCATATCGCTTGCTGATCTCCTCAGGGGTTGCGTGAATGCCCGGAATAGTCCGGCTGACTTCTTCTGTAACGGTTCTGGTCCCAACCTGGACACGTTCCCCCATATGCGAAAGCCGATCATGCACAAGCCCATTCATGGCCTGAACCAGTACCGCTTTTTTCTCGCTGTCACTCATTTCCGCAAGAGCGCGGTAGAGCTTCGGGTATTTTTCCCGCGCCGTTGTGTCGTTCCATATCGCCTTGATCATTTCTGGATCAATGCCAGTATACTTCCATTGTGGCACTTCGCGGGTAATTGTTTCGATTACGGTTTCATCTGGTCGCTCATTTGCCTTCAGTTCCCTTTCGGCTTCACTGCGTAGCCTTGCTCTGTCCTTTTTGGAAAGTGTCGCACCAGGAGCACCTTCGTATTCTGCCAGCAAGCTACCCATGTACTTCTTCAATGAGGCAATACGACCGAGGATATTACCGCGCTTGATATCATGGTCCGGTAGCCAGTCAACCAGGTGGCCTATCTCATGAGCAAGGACACGTTCAAGCAGACCTGGAGTCTTGGCAAGGTCGGCTCTCAGGTCAATGCTGCCTGTGCCGGTCTTGAATACACCAAGGGCGCCACGCTTATTCAGCTTGCGGAGAATATGCGGATACTTCCCCCCCATCAGGTTCTTTGCAATTTCGACTATCTCTGGGAGTTGTAAGGCTGAAACCTTCTGCTGTGCAAAAGGCGCATTTTGGGGACCGGGAGGATTAAGGTTGTAACCGCCGGTATCGGCGTGATCCTTAGAGGGAGTTACTCTCTTACTTTGAACGACACTATCGGGCCGTGTGCCGCCGTGAACCGTTTCAATGATTCCACGAGGTCTTTCTCCCCTTTGATGTGGTGGATTCCTGGTTCCATCAAGGACTTGCTGCTCACGGCTTGCTGTGAGCTTTGCGTCTGCCGCATCAAAGTTTGTGTCGATTCCATAATCAAGCCTCCATCCTGTATAGCTTAAGCTTGCTCCATCTTTTGAGATAACGTCAATCACTTTCTTACTGACAGCATCAGACAACTTTGTAATCTGGGTTTCAGCTATTGCCATATTATCAAAGATTGTAGCAAACTCGTCGCCGCCCTTACGGAATATCTTGATACCGAGTGGTTCCGCTGCGTCGGCAATAATCCGAAGCAATGCGTCACCAGCCACATGACCAAAGTTGTCATTGATCCACTTCAGGCCGGACACGTCCATTGACACTACGGCACTACCAGCAGGCATGTTCTTGACTGCCATGCTCCAGCCTGCCGCATTGTATGTGTTGGTCAGCGAATCATGAAATATCATCTTCGTCAGGCCGTCAACGTCATTGCGCTGCACCATGTCCGCAACGGTTGTGCGCATGTCAGTTTCTGATTTGCTGATATGGTTTTGACCAGTTTCCGCTTTGATGTCATACCCGCCGGTATCGGCGAAGATGTTGCCGCCCCCTGACTTCTCAACGCCCTTTGGCACAAGGTAAATTTGAGGCTGTTTGTTCTCAAGATACCCCGGCGAAAGCCTGATCGTGTCACCAGGCTTCAGTATGGTATTACCGGAAGGCAAGTCCCCGTACTGGTCAATGTTCAGCACTTCAGGCCGGATGTTGTACGTCCGTCTGCCAACCTTAAACTGTAGCATCATGGCATGGTCAGGGGTTTCCTGCACAACTTGGAAAACGGGATTTTTGGCAAACTCCTTGTCACCAGAATAAAGCCGCTTCAGCATGGCGCGGCCTTCGCTTACAACACGGTCACGCGGGTATCCTGTTCCAAGAAGTTCCGCGCTTGTATCTGCTGCCGCCTGCGTCTTATCGGCAAGCTTAAAGCGTCCGATCAATTCACCCGGGACAACCTCACCGTTCTCGTTACGTGTGTCAGGTGTCCGTACCTCAATAGTATCTTTGCGGATCTTGACAGAAGAAATAGCCGGGTCCTCAAGTGCCTTCTGTAACGATGTCTCATGTTTTGCGCTGTCGTATGTTGTGCTATAATCGCCATAGGTCAGCTTGCCATCACGAAAAGCCTGAAATACATCAGCAGGAGTTTTCAGCGTTTTGGGGTCAACTGACGGCTTCAAACTCATTGCCTGATATTCAGCAGGTTGATTCTGTGTATCTGGCTGACTGTCTGCCGTCTCTGGCTGGTTTTCTGGACGCAGTGAAGGGGTTTGTTCAGGTTGAGAGACAAAAGGCTTCACAGGGGCCGTCTGTGCGTTTACAGGTGCCGCCATTTCTGACGGCACCGTTCCTGTTTGTGCGCTTGGTACATCTGATACTTTTTGCAGAGGATCTGAATCGTCGGGCGCTACTAACAGCCCTTGCTCCCCTGCTTGCCCCCCTTGGGTGCTGTTGGTTTCTTGGTTCCCTTTGCCATTTGAGATCACCTCGCTTTGAATTGGAGTATCAGGGACGAATCCCTGTGGTAGATTGACAGGTTGATTAACTGCCGACGAGTTGTATTCTGGCAACATGTCCGACGGGCCGCTCGTCGCGGGGGTAGCCTCTAATTGAGCAATTATAGCCGGGTCGGTGACAGGTTTTGCTCCACTGGAAACCGGCATTTCTGGTGCAACCTGATTGTTTGCTGCGTTTGCTTCCGTAGCCGGCGTTTCAGTTGTAACGGATTTGGTGACAACTGGTTTTGCAGTCGGGGCTTCAGCCGCGCGATTATTCTGTACAGCTGGATCGTAAACAGCCGGTACGTTGGCCCCGTTAGGCTGAATCCCTGCGGTAGTATCTGAATCAGCAGGGGTTGCCCCCTTCCGATTACGCTCCCAAAGCATATTAAAATAGTCTTTGTTTGCTCTGGCTGCTTGGCCTTCTGTCATTTTCCCGGCTGCAACCTGCTCTGCATAAGCTGCCGCATTATTGCGAAGGTCCACGTTAATTGCATCACGTTCAGCTGCTGAAAGACCCTTAAACCAGCGTGCAACGTCTGGGGCTTCCATAGCCGACGATATTGTCCCAGCGAATAACGATCCAGCAATGGAACTGCTAACTGCATCCTCCCCGGCGTTCTGTGCAGCTACACCGCTGACAATACCGCCCGTTGCCGCTTGAGTTGCTACCCTGCCGACACGGGTCAAGTTGTCCAGACCGGTTGCAAGCTGCACCCCTTTGCTTGCTGCTGACCACGGGGCGACCACTCCGCCAAAGTTACCGGCAAAGTCGGTAATCGGGTTAGGGGTAAGCCCCACGTTTGGCATTTCCTTACGGGCCTTGTCGGTCAACGACTTGGTAAGCCCAAGGGTCGCGCCATCAGCAACCCCCATTGAACCGCTCACCAGTGCACCAGCTGCAACTCCAGGAGCGTCCTTCAATGCGCTTGGGTCAAACCTGTTGGCTTCATCATCAGCGTAATAGTCAGTAGTAAGATCCCGCTTGACTGCATCAAAGGCTTTACGAAGCAAGTTCTTCTTGGGCGCATCCCCTTCCAGCCGTGCAATCAAGTCCGGGTCAGTAACTGGTTGGCCCGGTGCGGAAACCGTCCTACCTTCCAGCCGTGCCAAGAGTGTCGGATCAGTAACTGGCTGGTTCATTCTTGATACCACTTTCCATCTTTGGCCTTGTAATACTGCACTCCATCAAGGGTCTTTTTTGGGCCTGCTGGTGCAGCTGACAACAGCATATGCTTGGAAGCATCACCCTGAATTGGCTTCGGCTGCGCCAGTGCAGACTCGTCTCCAAAATAGGTTGCATACTGATCAGGAAATTTTGACTGCATCAGTCGCTTTGTGTTCTCCACCTCTGGTAGCAAACCAGATAGAGCTGCATCAATATTGGCCTGTGGTATTGTTCCGCCTGTGTATGGGTCAATGCCCTTCTGGATGCTGGCAATTCTGCCACGCAATGACTGCAATTTACCCGCCCACTGCATGAAAGCCTTGTCGTCAGAACCCCCGCTACCGACTGGCCTTGGGTGAAGTTCTGCCGGGGTAGGTGCATTCTGGGCCATGATCTCGCCATCATCACCTAGATAACTGTAACCGGTCGAAGAATCAGGGTCCCTTACAAGATGACCGGTAACTTTATTTACATTCACGTCCTTGGTTTCGTATCTGGAATATGGGGCAAAGTTTTGATCGAAAAGTGCCTTTATGGTTGCTTGGTTCAGTGTTCCATTTTGTTTTGCTTCATTAAGTTCCTCAAAGTGTTTTGGATTAAGATACCCGCGTGTCGTATAACCATCATCTCCCTTGACTTCAATATCCTTCCAGCCATCTTTATCATTGCCAGCAAATTGTATCTTGTCGGCTAGCTCTGGTTGAGATTGCGCAAGCAGCTGGTTAGCTGCCTTATAATCTGTTCTAGAAAGATCTATTGCCATTGCAAGTTTTTTTGCTTGCTGATCCTGTATATCCTTCTGACGCTGGTAATCCATTACGCCTTGAACTTGCTGGTTTTCCTCAATCGCCTTCTGTTCATCAAAAGCTTTGGCGTTGGCAGTGTCAACCCCCATCTGATACATGAGTGGTATTTTACCCAAACCTTCAAGGCCGGTAACACCTCCATCTTTCGGCATCTGGTTCATAACCGCTTGGGTGCTGGTAAGGTCTCTATCGTATGGGTTCTTCTGTGTCTTTAGCAGGGAGGCATATCCTCCGATTCCTGTAAGTTCGCCCATGATTATGATCTCCTATCAATATCCTGCGTTAGGACTTTTTTTGCCGGTAAAGGTGTTTCCACCAGACTTAAACGCTCCGTTGCCGTACAGATACATCAAGCCCCCGGCCATGTTTGAACCGGCACTGGCATAAGAGGCGCTCCGGGCCTGCTCTGCTTTCCACTTGTCCATGATGCTGTTGTTCCGCATATTGTTGTCTGCAAGCACGCCTGAATAGGACTGGTTAGCGGCATCAGTCATATTTTTTGTTATTTGGGATTGTGCAAGCGCGTCCGATCTTGCGCCGCTATCAATCTGTTGCAGCATATTAGACCAATAATTGCGGTCATTGTCAGCAAGCTGATTTTTTGCCATAACTGCCTGATCCGCAATGTTCGCATCCTGGGTAAGCTTGTCTTTTGCAAGTTCATTCTGGGTATCAACATAGGCGCGACTTCCGAACATGCCCCGCGCGTTTGCTTGTTCGTCATTGGTGCGGCTAAGTTCTGCAAAGCGCGGGTCAATATCTTTGTGTGCAGCGTCAGAATATGATTGTGCATACTCTTCATATGCCTTAACCCGATCTTCAGGAGTTGTGTTCAGATTGTCCAGCATCTTGGTGCGTAGTTCAGCAAGCTTGGCCTTTTCAGCCTTCTGCTCTTCTGTCAGCTCCCGCCCCTTTGTGACCCATGTATTCGTTGCTGCGTCATAGGTCTGCGAACTGATTACACCACCATCATCATCATACTGCACTGAATTAGGAGGTGGGGGCGGCTTTTGTACTTCTGGTGCACCGGGGGCTGTTGCCATGCCGTAAGCCGTCAATCCTACACTGACTAACGAAACCGCGGCCATGACTATTCCGCAAAATTGCGGCGGGTGATTATACCTGTGTAATAATTTTTCGGTCGTATTCCAAGGACGCATCATTTTTATTCTCCTTGTATTTGAAAGCCGTTATACCAGCCTCTGTCTATACCTTCTGAAACTATCTGAGCAACCGGAACAGAATAGCATTTACCATCTTTTGCGAGTTGCAGAGTTGGCCTACTGCATGACATTAGATCAATATTTTCTACTGTTGGTGCCGAACTGAGCGAAATGCCGCAATATTTATCGCGCATGTAAATGCTGTAGATGTTTGACGTTTCCGGATATGATGACGCTGTAGGTATTAAATCTCCGAACTCGGCAAGGAATTCCTTATAGAGATCAGAAAGCCATATCTTATCTTTAGCGTTTTTGTTCTGCCAGTTTCCGTACATGGTCCTAATGCGCATGTGATTGTATAGGCGCTTCGTATCGTCGTAAAAAGTTCTGATCCATTTCAGTTCATCTAAGCTTGAAATACTGAATTGGATGCAATTAGCTTTTAGCTCGTTACGCTCAAGATTTACCAGTGTTCCGACTTTCTTTTTGTAAATATCTTCTGAATAGTTCTTCGGGTGTTGCATAGATAATGACGCATGCAATGTTTTTGACTGGTCGCAGTATCCAGCATCAAGCACGCTTGCGAAAAAATCTGGGTCTGACAAAGTGAGCATGTTGGTCATAAGGAACAGCTGCCAGTTCTTTTCCCGTAATTCTTTGGTGAATGATAAAAAATCGGGCCTTATTGTAGGCTCTCCACCGGATAGTAACAGGCTGTATCCTCTGACTTTCATGTCAAGCAATGTACGGTCGAAATGTCTAGCGCTTTTAAGGTCCTGACCTGTCATGGGGTAGTAGCACCATGCACATTTCATGTTGCAGCTGTCAGTAATGGGTACAAGGATGCTCTTATTGTGTCCAGCCGTTCCCGTGTTGTAGAACGTATTCAGTATAGTCGCGTCTTTCTCTACCATTGCGACAAACTTGCCGTGAGCAGGGCATTCTTTGTGCATCCACGCCGAACCGTCATGTACGACAATTTCAGCAGGTATTTTCATATAACATTTAGGACATATACTCAGAGTGTTGATCATTGTTAACCTTTCCGTATGCTTAATATAGCCTTCATATTGCAATTCTCCAAAGGTCTTCAGGGGTAATCCTTCGCATTGCTTCCGGCCTGAAAAGCGGCTGACGGGCTTGCTGGAAAGCCCAGGCTACCAGCTCAGAGCAAAACCATTTATCTTCCGCTTGCCAGTCTCGGCGCAATATGAATCCTACCAATGCGAACCAGTCGTATTTTTTGCCAATTTGTGACGATGCAGCGGCAATGACTGCTTCAGGATCATGGCAATGGACTCGTACCATCTCATAGTCTGCATCTGCGGCAAGGGCTTCGGCGTATAGCGTTCTGATTACACCGTGCAGAGCATGGGCCTGAATAATTGTATCACCATCGACAATACTGACGTGTGACCATCGGGACCAAGTAAGTGCCCTAATTAGCCAGCTAAACGGGCTATGTGATGTACTGAACAGTAGGGCAACGGTATCCATTTTATTCACCGAAAATTGCAGGCCAGCCAGTTGAGTAATCATAGGTTGCAGGATTAGCAAGCGCTTCCATTGCTGCCTTATGCGTTTCGGCTGCTTGGAATGTAAGCGTGTCTTGTGTTGCTGCGGCGGCAAATACCTGATTGGCAAGCGTGGCGTTCATGGGAATAAAACTCCCGTCCATAGTTTTCCATTGCAGGCCAGCAGGTATGTTTGATCCCATCATGACAAGTGCCATAATTTGAGTCCGGCTCAAGATGTCAGAGTGGAACCATTTGCCAGCAACCTGATAACCTCCGTTTTGAGCGCGGTGGTCCCGCATGGCTTTAATCCGTTCCCACATTTCAGCGGCTGTTGGCGGGGTATCCGGAACAGGCTCTGGAGCAGGTGGAATCAATTCAACCTGCCAGCCATCTACAATAAAACGACAAACTTGTGTTTCAGGGTTAAATGCAGGTGGTTCTATCGTGGTTGCATTACGAGGGACCAGAAACACGCCCTCTTCGAGTGGTGATTCTTCGGCTGCACCAACACCCAAAAAAAGCCCATTATCTGAGTAGTGATATATTTGCATAACCCCCCCTTAGTATTTAATACAGGCCAGCAGTGCTACGTTGCGCGGCCGTGATTCGGTTGTGCCATTCGATTGTATTGAAATTCCGGTTGTTGCGCTGAAGGTAGACTCATAGACAATAACTCCTCCCTGACCGTTGATATTTGCCACTCCGCTGTACATAGCATTTCCATCTATATAAGATGTATATATGGAATGGGCATGTGACGGATCATTAACACCGTGGTTATGGCTTAGGTTTGCACTGGATTGCGCAGTACCAAAGCTACGCCCACTATCTGCTCCACGAGAATCATCCCAACCACGCACAAATTCACCGCGCAGGTCTGGTAAGTTGAAGGTTGTGGAGCCGTCGCCAACCCCGAAGGTGGTGCCAATGGCCGTGAACAGTGCCGAATAGGTGGCCCGACTAACTGCCGCACCGTTGGCTTTCAGGTAGCCTGTGGGTGCGGTATTGCATGCTATAAATATGATGCTTCCAGCAGGGAGATATACTGCCGAAACAAATGCCGTGGTGGCTAGTTGGGTTGTACTGGTCCCCGGTGCGGCGGTGGGGGCCGTAGGCGTACCAGTCAAGTTCGGGGAATTCAGTGGGGCCGCGCCGATCATCTGTGGGGTAATTGAACCGTTATTTGCAATCGGCTTAACAACTGAAACATGGACAGCCACTATGGGGCTTATAAGCACTGCATCAGCCAAAACAACCGTGGTCTTGTTGGTCCCAGATGAATATGTGCTTGACGCAACAGACGAGTACCCCGTTGAAGCGCACAGTGCTTTTACTCGTATTGTGACTGGAAAGGTTGCTGTCTCGTCACCGTCTGCCGTAAAGGTTGTGGCATTGACGTATGTGCATACCTTGCTAGGGTCAAACCATTCGGTGCTTTGCTGCGGGTCAACCGAAAACGAGTTCATGGCATCCATAAGCGCGTTGAACTCTGCATCAAGTTCAGCAGACGGTAAAGGTGATCTTTGAGCTGAAAGCGTCTGAAATCTGGTTATCCCTTTCGGTCGTTCAAAACTCATAATGTCCCGCCTATCACGCCCCGCATAAGAATGTTCGTCCACTCAATAGGGCCTTCGGTTGATATGTTTGAAATAGTGATCTGCACGGCTTTACCTGACCCAAAGACCGGCAACCGCATTGGTCCAAACTCAATAGCCTGATCCATGAAAAAGGACTCTTCCCATGGGTTAGGTTGCACGGTGTCCATAAACGATGTGCCGGGAATAGTCTGGACGTTGCCGGGGATATCAACGTTCATGTCATGAGATACGCCCACTAACACGTCAGTGTTAACGCCCTTGCCGAACATTATTTCCATGATTTTAGGATAGCCCCTGTAGTTTGATTGGCTGTAGGCAATCCATGCACTCTCCCAGGACATATTGATTGCCGCGCCGTCAAAACTCCAAGAGCCGCCGTAATCGTAGATATAGCCAGTACCAAGCAGGTACATGCTGCCATCCATAAGGTTCATAAGGCCAAACACGTTTGCATTTACCAGCCGCCCCCAGGCTCTCCAATTGTAGGAGTAGACCCAAATGACTTCATTGATCAGGAAGCATGACCAACCGCGTTGAGGGTAGTGTGCAACGGCAAAAGGCTTGCCGGTTGCAAGTCCGATTCTTATTTCTCGTTGAATGGCGGTCACTTCATCCTTGGAAACGTCACCAACCGTCATATTACCGGTAGCAACAGCCTGCTTAAGTGATTTGATACCTGAGTCATGAATAAACAGAAGGTCGCTGCCTATCGGCAAGGTTGAGTCAGGTGATACCCCGCCCACGCCTGATATGATCTGAACAATGCTAAAATCACCGCCTTCTGTTGGATTAGTGCCGGAATATATGGCAACGTGGTTTCTGAAGATAAAAACAAGCAGGTCAACATAGGTCAGAATTTCTTGCAGTTCGTCACCGACTGGAAGCACAAAGCTGAAGTCGATATATCCGGCATTGTTAGCGGAAGTGTAATCATCAATCGCCAACAGTGCCGAATGGTAGGCCATCATCCGGTTTGCGCTATCAGTCCACCACAAGCGGCCTTTATGGACATGAGGCTTGCAGAACTTTGTTCCTGCTGGCAGTCCTCCGACATTTGAAACGGTTGTGCCATCGTACTTCTTAGGTGCATCAATTCCGTTGCTGAATACACATATGTTGTTGAATTGCGCGAACCACATCTTTGCATCGGCATCAAATCCAGTAGCCAAATCGCTCAATTGAACGGGAACATTAGTGCCAAGCTTTAAGACCCTGCCATTTCCAGCAGCAAGAATAATGGTGGCCCCATTGTTCTTTTTGTATTCAAATCCGGTCGTAATATTCAAATCAACGTAATTGGAGTTGACGCGGGTGTATCCTGGCATCTTTGCTAATCCGCCTGTTTCGGATATATGGCAGTTCTGCATCTTGAGTGAATACTTCGTCGGGGTAGCCATAAACGGATATATGGACGATTCCCCGCCTGTAAAGTTGTTTATGCGTAGGATTTCTCCGCTCATAGAAAATCAATCTCCGTGGATTGTCCCTCACCGTATGCCCCGCCCCGTAGTGACAACTTAGCCTGAAATGCCGCAAGCTCCGCGTTGATATCTTCGCCCATGTCTTTGCGGCACAACAATTTAACCCCCAGCGTGATCATGTCCTGATCGAGAAGCGGTATATCGTCGGCAAGCACTAATCGTTGCGGCTTAATCAGTAAATCGACGTCGATCCTGTAAACGCTGTTAGGTGTAGGGTTGAGTTCTATCAGCAGGGCAGATCCCGCCCTTCCAAAATGGTTGTAAGCAGTCGGCTGGCTGTAACCAATTGCGGTTCTGACGCTCTGCCTGAATTGGTTTATGGGCGGTTTTGTCAAAGGGTCGCTGGTCCCGATCCTCATTTCAGCAATGGTGTCAATACACAGGTCTTGCAGGGGGCATATGCTGTAAACTGATTGTCCAGCAACCGTGTTGAATGCTGCCCGTACCTTGGCCTCTTCCCACTGGCAAAACTCCGCCATGTAATCAATCTGCACTTCATTTGCAAACCCAAGCAGCAGGGCCGCATGCGCATCAGTGATCAACGTTGATTGCGGAAGGCGTAAACTCTTTTGGACTTCATTGATAATCTGTAGAACGGTCTGCTGTCGGGATTTATATAGGCAATCCATTTCAAGCAGCAGAACCGAACCAAGATATATTGCTACGGTGTAGACTCCCCCATTACTAGGCACAAAGTTTGCCGTTCCCGCGTACCTACCGGGAATCAATATGTCTTCTGTCATGGCAATATCTACCGGAGAAGATGTACCCCACCCGGAGGCAGCAAGAACATTACCGTCAAGTTTGCGGGTCACTCTTGCGGTGACTGGTGTTAATCCTTCAATGCCGTAATAGGTTATGCCGTAGCTCATTTAGAACCTCGCGCTCATAGAGAAACGCTGAATTTCAGTTTCTATCATCTGCATACCTTCGCCATCTTCACGCTTCACCTGACGATATACGTTACTTTTGGCATCCATCAGAACCTGATACACGCTGAACGGTATCTCAACTTCCTTGTCGCGCTGTATCGTTAAGGCAAAGCCGTTAAGTGCCACGAACACGTCGTCTTTATCTTCAGCGGTTGAGTTGATAACAACCGTAACTTTCTTTTCTGTAGCCAATTCCTTACGGGTTCTTTCAGTAGGATCGCCGTCATTTATTGGTGCCGATTCCTTGACTGTCGTTTTTATCACTGCTGCTGGATGCTCTGTTTTTGCCTGTGCTGGTTTCTTGCGTGGTGGTGCTGGTTTCTTGCGTGGTGGTGCTGGGGTTACAGCTGCCTCAGTGGTTTGCGCTTCGCTCATTTGTTGCCTCCTTGGATTTAGAGAAGGGGGGAAGGCGCTAACCTTCCCCCGTTACCTGTTACATGGTACGGTATGCGACGTAATGCAGCACGTTGGTTGCAGTATTTATCGAGTCGATGCCGATCGTGAAGCCGTCAGCAATGCCGCTTGTGTTGAATGCCGACTTACCGGATGCGGTGTAATCAGAAACCACCTGGGCATTCAGGGCAGTATCCGAAGCAATGGCAATGACCTTGATATACATCTGATCAGTTGTTGCAGACCCGCCAATACCGGTTGTACCTACTCCAGGAACTGCCAGAATATCGCCAACCTTGACTTCGCTCGTAAACCTGGTCCCTGCACCGGTTATGGCTGCACTGCCTGCGGTTACTGACAGGGTGCCGGTAAGTGCAATAGGGCCAGGAGAACCGACTAACTGAGAAATACCTCCAGAAGCTAAAAAGCTTCGAGTGCCAGCCTGGAGGGTCTTTAATCCTTTGCCTGCTGACATGGTGTCGGTCCACTCAAGACCGATCTGGGTTGTCTCGTTGATGATCAGCACTTTCTTGGGCTTGAAACCAAGCTGTACGTTCATAGCAGCACCGGTTGCGGTCAGTGTCCCGGTAATAAAGTTAGGTTGCATGGTGTTACTCCTTTCAGTGTTCAAGGGGGATTGCTCCCCCTATCGGTTGTTAATTACCCTTTCAGTGCGGTTTCAAGGCGAAGCATGAAAGCATCCTGAAGGATTACGCTTGCGGTGTAGCCCTTCCAGCCGACGGAACCGCGTTGTGCCAGTTCGTCGCCGGTAATGGATTTGGGGTTGTTGACAAAGGTTGACACGGCATTTTTGCCAGCTAGGGCAACTGTACCGTAAGCATCGGCCCCGAAGATCAGCAGCGGGTAAACGTCGCTGTTGGTGCCGGAGGTTGACAAGGTGCCGTTGGTGGATGCGGTAGTACCGGCATCAGCCCAAGGCACACAGTTGTTGTCAAATACGACACGAAGCTCACCAACCGAACCGGCCTCACCTTCAATCAGGCCCATGGCAGAAGCATACTGTTGCACTGGCTTCCAATCGCTCAACCGTTCAAAATCAGGTTGTGCATCAGAGTGGCACACCAGAACAAACGCCTTTGGAATCGGGAAAGTACCGATGTTAGGCCCCGCCTTGATGATGTTGGTAATAGGCTTCGCAAGTTGCTTCTTGAGGATACGAACAGCAGTACGCAGCTGGTCCCGTGTGAACACGTTGTTGACGGTGGAACGGCTGGTTCCGTTGGCATACAGAACGTTAGTTCCGGCCTTCAGTACGCCGAAGCGCAGCACGTCCCAGGTTTCACCGGCCTGCTCACCAAGGATCTCTTGCGATTCCTGCAAGACAGGATCGGTATGGGTATCAAGAACAACGTCAGTAATGGTGATAAAATCCCCGTACTGCTGGATAGTTACCGAGATGTCAGTTTTGGTCAGGGTCTTACCGGTAGGGGTAACGCCCTCAGCCAATGGGACAGTTGCAGAAGGCAACCGGTTATAGCGCCGGAAAATGCTGGTCTTGGTGGACTTGGTAGGCAGAGTTTTATTCTGCCCGAACTGGCCGAGAATGTTGTTCTGTTGCGCCCTTTTCAGCAGTGCGCGGTCAACATATGCCTGTGTTGCCGGGGAAATGTCGTTGTAAGTCATGGCTTGATGCTCCTTTCACGGTAAACCTTGCTACTATTTGCGGTCTTCCCTTTCGGCCTGTTCCCAGGCTGCGTCATAATCATTCGGATCTGCTTTCGCTTTCCCTGTTGACGCTACGGAAGAACCGCCACGCAAGGTCATTTGATTGTTAAGTTTCTGTTTTCGCTTCTCTTCATCAGTTTGCTTCAGTTTTGCCGCTTCAGTTCCTGCCAGCGTCTTCTTGTACTCAGAAATAGCCCACTTGATGTCGTCAGGATCATTACTTTGCAGTGCGGCTGTTTTAAGTCCTGGACGCTGCTTTTCCGCCCATTCAAAATAGGCAGAGTCTGAAATGATCTCCTTGAAATCGCTGTGAACCTCCATCACCTTAGGCATAATGGTTGATTCAAAGTAGTCAAGTGCGTCTTGCTTTTTCCTGTGTTCCGCTTGTACTGCCAATTCCTCGCGTTGCTTCTTGGTTGCCTCTGTTTCTTCTTGCAGTCCTTTCAGTGTGTCCAGCAGCGGGTTAAGAACGTCCTTTAGTTCGGGGTATTCACGGTAAACAGTTGACAGCGTTTCGTCACTTATTGCCTTTTTATGCTGCTCAACGCTCTTTTCCTGGACTGCAATTTCCTTCTTGGTTGCGCCTTCAGCAACAAGCCGCTTCAGTTCTGCATTTTCCTGAGCAAGTTTTGTGGCCCACGCCTTCGTGTCCTTGAGTGCCTTCGCTTCAGGTGAGTCTTGCGGCTCTGCTTCTTTCTTCAGAGCTGCTGAATCACCAGGCTCGGCTTTGGCTGCGGATTCTTTGTCGGTATCCTCCGGGTCTGCATCAGCAGGTAATCCGTCTGTATCCGGTTTATTTTCCGCTGCCTTCTCTGCGGCTTCCAGCTTGTCCCATTCCTGGTCAAGAAGTTCATCCCTTGTCGGTGTTGCTTCCTCTCCTTGCGCTACTGTCATTTGCTGCCTCCTGTTCGGGCCGGTATCCGGTAATCCGATTTTTGTTGTTTACGGGGCCGTATGGTAATCCCGTTATTTCAATGCGATAAATGCTGATTTGGTTAATGTCTTCATTAGCTGGTCGTGCTCTTCTGTTGTCAGGCTTCCGCTACCGGCACCTATTTCATCTAATTTTGGTGCTCTACTGGTGCTATACCCCTGTGCGGTCAATCCCTGCTGTACTATGGCGACCGTTGCCTCTGCTCCTACTGCGTAAGCTACCACATGATCAGGGGCAAAGATTATAGTGCCGCCTGTGGTGTCGATCATATCCAGTGCCGCACCTGTGTCAGCGTTCCTACCATATCCACCAGTGACAACCAGCGGAACTGTTGGGCTTGTGGTGTTCTTCAGCTTGAAATCGTACCAGAGGTAGTTTGCCGGATCGACCGCAACCGCAAACCTGCCCTCGTCCACAATACCTGCTTCTGTTGACAGCCAGTAAGTTTCGTAAGCGTACAGTTGCTGCCAGGTAATAGACCCGGTTGACACAGAGACTCTTAACGTACCGTCATTGATACTCACGTTTGTTACGGTACTTCCGTCAACCCCGTTGGTGTTATAGATCGTATCAACTTGCTGGTCTGCCCTCAGACTCATACCTGTCCTGCTGAACGTGCCTTGTGCCTCGTAGAACATATATGCTGTGGTGCCGCTGAATCCCATCAATCGTACACGAACATCAATGTCTCCAGCCCAAGTCTTTTCAAGGCTGTAGCTTGTACCGGTCACGTATGCCAAAGCAAGTTGCAGGTTATTGGTAAGGTCGTACAGTTGGATACAGGTGGTTGTGCTGCTCTTGATGTTGGTCACAGTAATTGATACCGGCGGTGCTGATGCCTGATGCTCTATTCCGTTATTATCGGTTAAGACATAGTTCAGTGCATCTGCTGATGCTACGTTCTTAAGCCATATACCCATTGCGCCAAAGAACACACCCCCTGCATAGGTGCCGTAAGGTGCTACTTTAATCTCATCCCATGCGCTGTTAGCAGTCTCATAAACTGAGGGATACTTCGTCAGGTACTTGAGGTATTCGTATACTTGCAGAACGGTCTTACCGTTTGCGTCAACTGTGGTGGTGTAGTCTCCAGCGGTGTCAGCATTATCAATCTTCTGGTTAGCAGGATTGTCAACTGTGACTGTGATACCGTAAGCGGAAACCGTGGTGCTGTTGGTATGGTTGTTCGGGTCGTCAGAAGTTGCGATAGCGGCAAAGTTTTTGCCCTCTACAAGCCCGTCAAAATGCCAGTGATCGTAATAGTCGGTATACTCTCTTGCCCGTACATCAATCGCTTCTGTGCCATCGAAGTTAGGCATCTTTAAGGATACATTGATATTGCCGGTTGACCAGTATCCAGGATATTCCGAGCCGTCCACATAGACGCGCATAGTGGTTCCAGCTTCCTGTGTGCCAACAGTAGTAAGGTTAGCCCATAGGGTTGTACCATCCCAGCATGAGCCGTTGTTCAGATATTTAAAATCGCCATCTGATATGCTGCCAGAGTTAATTAACTCAAACTGGTTAGGGGTGATGCCATCAATCGGCATATCAAGGTCAATAGTGCTTGAATCATCATAGTAATCCAACAGCCATGAATACAGCGCTTGCATACTATACTGACCACCGCTATTGCGTGTTATTGCTTTGGTGCCAGTGTTAATGCTCCAATCAGTTGCAATCTGTGAGTCGTAGGTGTCAGCAGCAATGGCTTCAATTTGTGTTACAGCCAAGCTAAGTCCGGTCAGATAACTGATAGTGGCGGTTGCGTACAATGGTTTGTAGTAGGGCGCAGCAGAACCTTTGCGGATGTATATCTGGATAGGGGTGTCAGCAACACCAGCATTGTAGCTGAATGAAATGGATGTTCCAGAAGCTATAGCGTTGTAGAGACTGGTGCCGCCGTATGTCTTTTTGATCTTTACCCTTGAGCCAGCCACAAGACCGGATATGGTAACGGTCTGCATGTTAGGAATGTTGCCATTTCCCCAGTTGTATTCATAAGCACCAGCGTCATAATTATCTGTGGTTCCATTAACATAACCAGGGCGTTGATATGTGCCGGTAATATCCTCAGTCGGCATACGGGATTTATACGATACATTGTAAGGTATTATGTTGATTTGAGGCGAAGTAGATGTTGCTGGTCTAAAATCATACGAAGCGTAATTTATAAAGTCAGTTAAGGCTATTACTCCTCTTGTTGACGTGTTATCCCATGCCTGCCCAGACAAGCCATAGTTGTAAGCAGCAATACCACGTCCAGATGGTACTGTGGTTCCCCAGTCGGTAGTATTCCCAATAGCTATGCAGCCGATTACCGAGAAATACGCCGAAGAACCATTTATATAAAAACCAGTACCACAACCATAGGCAATATTGTTTGTTAAATACACATTATCGCCTACAGCATAGTCTAATCTGTACCCATATTGACCACACGCTACTACCACATTGTTTTGTATGTCAGCATCAGAGCCTTGCACCCGTATACCGACTGTGCTTGCGCCGCCCGCACCGGTTATAAAACAGTTTTTAACTACTGATCTGGATGCTGCTGTCTGTAGGCTCATTAAACTGCCTGCTAAAGAAGCAGATGTTGCACGTACATCAATCCCATCAAAAACAACATTGGGTTGAGCTACCCTAAAAAAATCAGCGGTGCCTGAAAAACTCAGGATATATCCAGCTCCGTAGGTTCCATTATGGAAACCACTGCCATAAATACCGTTTATTTTCGAGGTAATGGTAATACGCTGCCAGCCCGACAGTGATGTTGTTAAATAGGTGCTGCTATCTGTCCAAGCACCAGCAATCTCTACTACCAGATCAGTAAATAAGTTGGCGCGTGAAGCAAGTACGTTGCGCCAATCGTTAAACGTAGCAAAACACTGATACGCACCACCGTAATAATAGCGGGCTTTTTGATCCGTGGTCAGGCTGGACCAATAGCTGCCGCTGGTGCCGTTTTGGGTTATGAGGTGGGTTTCAGTTGCCATTTAGTACACCGGAAGTATTCCTGTTATGTAGCCAAGGTCGTTATTCATTAAGTACGCTGTTTCCCGTCCCTAATTCTCTGAATGACCCTGTCAACAGCAAGGACAACTTTCTTTTCAAACTGTTTACGGGTCATTGTCCACGTTACGGAACCTATCTCCTGAATCATGGCATCCCTAAACTCTTGCAGGGTCACGCGATGCTCAATATCACCCTGCACAACTTCAACCTGAATAATCTTGTTGTCGTTCATACTGTCACCAAACCTTGTCCGGGTAGTCATAACCAAGGGAGGCCCTGTTGTTCCACGCCGTAACATAATCCTTTTGGCCGCGCGCCATGCGGTAAGTCTCGTTCGCTGTATCAATTTTAAGTATCTTCCATGCACCAAGAGGGTCAATAGCCAAGGCATATTGAATAATACCCGCGCTATCCATGTTGGCCGTTACGTATGATCCGAACGGGTCTTGTACCGGATTCCCGCAACGATCAAGATGAATGGTCATGTCAAGTCCCATTACTCGTCAACCTCTTGTGCTTCCTCTGCCTCGATCTGGTCAAGCAGGGATACAACATCATCAATTGCCAGTAAGCGGCCCTGTAGCCTTCCGATCTTGATTGTGTCGGATTCCGCCTTTACGCATTCAGCGGCCTCCTTGCCAAGTTCTTTGACTCTCGCTATGAACTGCTGAAAATCCCCTGACTGTCTTAGTAGCTGCGTATTCATGCCATGGCCCCCTGTGCAGGCGTTCCGGCCATTATACCTGAACCTTGTTGCATCACCCCAGGCGCGGCCCCGGCATCTACCGAGGAGGGAGCGGCTTCCGATGTAGAGGCAGCACCGGGGGCGACTTGTGGGGTAATGCCTGACCGTTCGGGGTCTGGCTGAATACCCATTTCAAGCAATAACTGAGCCTGTTCTTTTCCTGAAAGTAGGCCGAATATGGCATCTATCCTGATCAGCTCACGCAGGTCTTTGCCTTGACCGGCCTGCTTCGCTGCTTCTTCGATGATCTGCTGTATCTGATCGTCTGAGCGCATAACTTCCGGTATCTCAAGGATGTTGAAAACTTCCTTCCAGAATTTTGCATCATCAATGAACAGTGCGGCCGGTTGACCATTCGTAACCTGCTTGGCCTTCAGCAGATTCTCTAACTTCATTTCTTTTGCCATCAGCGAATCAGCACCGGTAGCCTTGATCTTGAGCGGGATCTTATTGCTGTGGTCCCCGTCCATTTCCATGAACCACTGATAGAAACTCTCAACCAGCTTCTCAATCCAGAAATCGTCAATATTCTGCATGACGCTCTTCAGGTTGACGTTTGAGGCCGTCATAAGCATAGACATTCCAGAGGCGGTCTTGTTAAGGAATGAACCACTATCTCCGGTTGTGTACTTTGGAATGCCGGTTTCTTCATCAGAGAAACGTTCAAACAGTTCGATCAAATCACTCAAACCGCTTGTAATGTCGTTGAATGTAATCTGTCCTAACGCCTCATTGATGTTGGTCCCATCTTTGAAATAAATGGTCTTGCCGGGGTAGATGTCGGCTGTGCCGGTACGCTTCCAGTCGATCTTGTTCCAGACCATCCCGATAATGCCGTTGCCTGACAGTGCCTTGTTGTCGATCAACATGCGGGTTGCACTGTTAATCATCTTCTGACTGTCGCGCATCAGACCGGCCACGCCTTCGCCATAAATCTGGTGCGGTATCTTTTTGTAAGGGCAGACGTAGAACGGGCGGAATCCAAGCGGGTTCAAACATGCCTTGATAATGATTCCATCAGCGGCTAGAACAATCAGGCTTTCAATTGAATCGTCTTCGTCAAGGTCTTCAGGAACATCGGTTAGGCCAAACGACCGCAACATACCCGCCGGGACCAGTCCCCAATACTCAAGCACAGGAATCTTTTTGTCCTTGATTCCATGCTCACCCATCCAGTTATCACCCATCATATCGCGCCGCTTGTCGTTGGGATCAACGGCTGATGCTCTGAGTTTGGCGGTCTTTACGGCTGCGCGGTTGTAACCGCCGCACTTTGCCAACTTCATGAACTGCGCTGGCAACATGCGCTGGAAGTGAATCTCTGCAATGCTATCAGCCGTGTTCTTGGCGTTTGCGTCAACATAATATTCCCAGAGTGGGATATGATCGACCACCGGGACCGGTTCTGTTTGCGCGTCCATCTGCCATGGGTTCATACCCTGGTCAAGCTCGTTAACCGGTATGCCGGCAACGGTACGCTTGGTGATTACTGTCTTGCTACGCTCTTCGATAATCGGTCCTTTGAGTACGGATGTGCCAAGTATCGCAAGCTCCAACACCCCGCCATTGATCTTGTCGGGCAAGTTGATCAGCTTGAAGTGGTCCTCAAGCTTCTGTTTGAATGCCTGTACCATCTTGGCCGCTGAATCTGGATCAATTCCTGACTCTTCAGTGGAAACCGCTTCAACATCAAAGGGCAAGTTTGTACGGCCGGACAGAAATGAGTCAACAATGCGTGAATGTGCGGTATTGCATTTCAGGGTGGTAAGCTTGACGAATATCCTTGAGCGCCTGCCGTTGCCCTCGTTCTTGCGCCACTTGGTATGTTCCTGATACTGCCCCAGGTAGTTTAATTGACATTCGCGCCACTTCTCTTCAAATGGCGCACGCGAAGTTTTGAACGACTCAAAGATGTCAAGAACATGTCTGGAAATCTCACCATTATCGTTCAGACCACCGTCCGGATTGTATGTCGCGTTCAAATTCAGGTTTGCCATTAGTAGCCTGCCTCTGCGTCAAGCGGTTGATTGCCGAAATCTTCATAATCTTCTGGTGTTTCATCGATCTGATATGCGGCCATAGGCTGTGCAAATGTCAGGTTATGTGCATCGGCACGGTTTGGTGATTGAACTTGCCGAGCCTTCAGCTTGTCCTTGCTCTCAATGACAATCTTACCGTGAGGGATCTCGTACTTGGGGGTAGTGAGTTCACCGATAAGCGTATCCTCGGTGTCTTTAATTGGTGCACCCTTCAGGCTCTCAACGTACTTGTTGCACAACCGTCCCCGTCGCTCTTGCAGCCAGTCACGCATTCCACCCCAAAGTTCATCCCTTAATCTTCGGTATGTCTCAGGCTCCATCGCCGGACTCTCCGATACGTTGATCCCATAAGAAGGAAAACCAGCGTGATACAGATTGTCATGAACTCCTGCTCCCCATCCGATCACGTCAACGAATATCGCGGTAGGCTTGTAGACGTTCGCCAGAGCGCGAACATAGGAAGAGATCTGAACCGTGTCCTTGCCGCGTAACACGTGATAGGGCAGAAACTCGTCACCCCGGCGAATGGCGATTACGGTTTCATCATCACCAAACCGCGCCACGTCCACCCCGAACACAACCGGCATGGTGTCTTGAGGCACGATGTCCCGATACATGGCATCCTCAACCAGCGCGTAAGGGATGAAGGAATCACCCTCTTGCAATGGGAACTGCCCAAACACACGTACCCGCGCAATGTTGGAATCCTTGCCGAACTTGCGGAATATCCTATCAATGTACTGCTGCTTGACCCACGGTGAATCAAGACAGCTCCAGGTAAGCCCTTTATACGAATCCTTGTCCTTGGTATGGGACCGGTAAAACGTACCTTCAAGGCGGGTAGGGTTTCCACACATCAGTTCTTTTGTCTCAAGACGGCCGTGAGCACCTTCCAGAACTTCAAAGACCGGCTCACATACGCCGCTACCCTCGTCGATCAGCCTCATGATGTAGTCAGCATGGAAGCCAGCCAAAGCCTCAGGGTTCTCCCTTGTAGCAGTCCTGGCAACAGCAAACCACTCTTCAGGATGCTTCTTGTGCATTAACTTCTCTTTTGTGTACACGAACATATCCCCGAAAAGCGGGTTCATCTGACGGTGCCACTTGGACAACTCAGCCCACAGAACGTCATACAGTTGATGTTTGGAAGGGGAAGTACAAGGAATCTTCGGGAAGGTCCGGCAACTCATGTAATGTAGAATTGCAACTGCCTCAACTCCAGACTTGCCGCAACCATGGCCGGACTTAATCGAAACCGAATCATTCTTGTCCAGGGCAGTCAAAGCGTCGCCCTGCTGGTCAGAAGGGTTGAAACCAATGATGTACTTCGCAAACGAGACCCGATCATCCCACATCTCTGAGATAATCTTCGTCATCTGCGCATTGTCGTAGACCTCTGTGTCGGAGACATTCTCACTCACCGATAGCCCTCTTCGCCAGCTTGCCAGCCAGCTTCAACTCCATCTCCTTCTGTTGCCGCTTCTCATACTCAACACGCTTCTTCTCCGCAATCTCTTTCAGCGCATCAGTAGCGGTATACTCAACAACCTGCTTCGTATCAGCCTTAACGTCAGGCTCCACCTTCGCCAGCATGAACTTACCATAGGCGTTGATCGCATCCACAGAAACAGAAAGGGGAGGGTTGATTTTCACAACCTTCCCCGTCTTTATATCAAACCGCTCGTCTTTAACCGTACCCATAATAATACCCATCAACCGCCTGCGTATCTTGGGAGTGTCAGCAGAAGTGCAGTCCTTGATGAACTTCTTGAGATCACCTTCAATCTCGATATTCTTTGGACGACCTGTTTTCTTTGTCTCTGCCATTCAGAACCTCTCAACAAATAATCAGCGTCAATGAATTGGCGATACGTCAAATAAATGGCGAAGTCAATAGGAATTTTTTAGGAATTTTTTTTTTGATAAAAACAACATGGGAAAATTCAGGGAGAATGTAAGGTGGGGGGACTCCTATGCGGTGGCGGGGCCGGGTGGGGGGGGCTAGTATCGGTAAGGGGTTTTCCCTGCGGGCTGGGCAGGTCGGGCCGGGAAGGATGGGCCGTCATCGGCTGCTGATGTGGTGCCGTGCAACCATGTTCATTAATCCGCATAGACCTGTAGCGTGTTGATGTTGCTACAGTATATCGCAGTATATGGCGGCTGCTGGGTCCGCTATGGTATCGGATGGGGGCTGTGCAGGGGCTGGGCATGGGATTATCTGGGCCGCCCTGAGGGCAAGCTGCTGCATCTGGTGGGACCGGTCGGGGGTTGCGGATCGGGTCCGGTGCAGCAGATCGGGTCCGGTAGGTAAGTGCCACAGGACAGGGCGGGCTCACTGCGGAGGGGGGATTGCTGCGTTAGGGCCTGATAGGGGTCGATAGGCGAAGGGTCTGCTACAGTTGCTACAGTTGGTACGATTTCAGCCTAAATATGGCAAGGTGTAGCAAGTGTAGCGGGTGTAGCAGGGGTCAGAGTAAATTTTGTGAATAGCATTACAGCGGAATGTATAGGGCAGGGGATCCCTGCTACTGCTCCAGCCTACTCCGGCCTCAATATGCCCCGGCGAAGCAGCGGGATGCCCCAGGAAGGATTTTTAGGCCGCAGCCATACCACAGCTATTGGTTCAGACCAAAAAGGGGCCACAGCTCAAGGGAAGGGGCAGGGAAGCCCTATGGCAGGGCAGGAGGATTCGGTCAGGGGCAAGGAAGAATCCCGCAGCACAGGAAATGCGCCGAGAGAATGACCGGAATGATCCCAAAAAGGGGTTTTCCGTACACTCCCGCAAGCAGGAAAGCGATAATTTGGCAGAGCGCAAATCGGCCACAGCACTGGGTTTAGCGTGGGGACATTGAGGTAGATTGAGGCTGTAGGCGGGTTTAGGTGGGGCCGCATGACGCGAAGCCAGTAAGAGCAAGGGATGCGCTCCTGAGTATCCTTCTTTTTTACTTCTTGAGATTGATTAGAGCCTTGAAATTGGTCTTAATGCAGGGAGATTTGATGCAGGAAAGGAGCTCCAGATATAGACAAATTTCCGCAGCTCCCCTTACCCACTCACCTACTCTCTCTTAATACTGCCTGTCAAGCTCTAAATGCTGCTGCTACTATCCTGGTGATATCTTCGGCCTGAGAGCGGTCCCAGATGGTAATGACCTGGTTGCCGGATATTTCTTCCCACCTTTTGAGGCGTTTTATCGGCTTGCCGGAATACTTCTGGCTATCTTTGTCCCTGAGCCTGATCCTGATCACCAGACAGGGCTTGTCCTCCACTGACATGATGCAGATCGGCAGGATGGTGTCCCTGGTCCTACCTTTGACAAAATAGTTGGTCCTGACGTCGTAACGCTCTGACAGCTGGTCAACAATCAGCCTCCTGACTTCTTCCTTTTCGATGCTCATAGCCTGTAAACCCCCTTGTTTGCTGGATGATGCAAGCCTTCTTTGGTAAATAATCAGGCTGGCTGAAACGTATCACGAAACAAAACCGGCAACAGATAGTTTCTGGTCCATCCGGGCGGGATCAACCTGGTCAATCAACATAACCCGCTTGCCTTGCTTTGTGTAGCTATCCAGCAGATACGGAGTGTTGACGATATACCGATCACCTTCCTTGATCACTACCGGCACGCCATTCGAGAACAGGTTAACGGCATGTCGGACCGGCATGTGCATAATATCGTCCAAGCTAAAGTCAAACCAGTTCGGTGCTGTTATTGTCGTATCTTGCCATTTGATTACCATTTGCCGTCTCCTGTCTTTGGTATAACTACACGCGTTATTTGACTACCCATTTATTTTTAAGGGGGTAGTCGGTTAGTGCCCCATGGTGCGTTTGTCCCACAGTAACGGACATTTTTCCGATGAATAGCTAGCAATTTCAATGTGTAGTGTAACATCATTGCTGGCATCTCATCGTGTTTGGAAAC